AGTCTTAGGTCCACCTCTGTCTTCAAGTTCTTGTGACATAGGCACTTCAGGAGTCTTTTGTTTCTTAAACCATTCAGGCCAAAACTTACTCGCTGGTACGGGTGGCAAACTTTCTTTAAGTTCGTCGAAGTGTGTAAAAAATGTTACCTTAGTTGTTTTCATATAGTTGTTCACATATTAAATTCATCTGCACCACTATTGCGTGTGCGTATGCAACTGCGTGTGCTTTCTTAAAGAAGTATTCACCACTAGTCGGCTTTGTCCAAACTTCCTTGTGTATCTCCTCCCAAGAGCTGTCTTGCAGATATCTCTTTGCGGGTCTTATTATTGCTAGTGTCGCCGCTAGTTCTAGTATCGTCTTCGGCTTCAGTTTTTTTAGTAGAGTGCTGTGTTCTCCTACGTGAAATAATTTGCTTGTGAAGTCTTGCTCTGTGAGTAAATCCCATAGTGGTTCCTTTTTCATAAGTTTAGTAAGATGCTCTTCATCTTTTAAATCTTTGTATAAACTAACATTAAGAAAGTCTAGTTTAAAATATCCTCTATCTTCTGCTGTCTTATGATCCAAAGTAGATAACATATCAACAGGATTATGCGGAACTTCTGTTACATATACGCCTGTGTTATGTTTCTTATTCTTGTCTAACCTTGCAACACGATGTTCTAGCTTATCTAGTATAATGTCTCTGTCAGCAAAGTCGATATCAATATCTGGCATTATCTATTCTCTTCATAACTTGTTTTAAATGCTAAAGTTATTCTTGGTTTGTTTGTATTCAAAGGTGCATGACCTTTGTGTAGTTTCATAGCATCAAAACAAACTAATGTGTTTTGTACAAATGGAACTGTTTGTTCTTCGTATATTTCAAATGCACCACTGTCTGGAAGTGTTTCACTTGCCATATAAAGACAAGTTAAGTCACCGTCATCTGAATGAAAGTCGCTCTCCATTCCTTCGTGTTGTATGTTTATGTACATTCTAATTAAGTTTAAATCTTTGTTTAAAGTCGTTTTAAGTTTAGTAAACAAGAAGTCGTTCAAGGGTTCATGTGGATTCATTTCTGAAATATAAAATTCTTTAGCACCCTTAACAGATCGTTGTCCAAAGTAGTGCGGATAGTCATACGTAAACTTATCGTCTAAGTATTTTACCATATCTTCTTCTAGCCAATTATCAATCTGTGTATACATTATAATCCTGCTTCTTTAACAATTTCTTTTACTAGTTCAATATCTGCTACGCCTCTTTTAAAACGCATAGCCCAATGATTAGGTTGCATCACATGATATACTATTTGTAATTGTTCATCATTCATCTTACCTAACATCTCTTTTCCTGTTTTACAATTTAATATTAACCATGGACTTACTTTGCCATCTTTAATATCTTGACAAACTCTATTTAAACTTGCATAGTTAAAGTAGTCTTGCCAACGTGCTTCTTTATCATCGCCCCAGTCCATCATAGTCTTTACACTACGTTCCAAGGCAGTTTCAACATTTTCTTTCAGTATTAACTCTAGTGCATAACGTTCATACATTTCTTCTCTGCACCAATGATCTAATCTTACTCCACTTGTAACAACATAGTCAACATACTTCTCTGGATACAATGGACGTACATTGTTTACAAATGATCCAAACTTTACAAATGCATTGTAGTACGGACTATCACAAAACTGTTCATATGTTTTGTTTTCTTTTGCTTTCTGACATAGCTTATAGAATCTATTGAATGTCAAATAGCCTAGTTGTACACGCCTTTCATCTTTTTGAAAGTGTCTACGTTTCTTTTCGCACATATGGACTGCAAGTGTTTTCTCTCTTGTAAAACTTGATCCACAGTAAGGACACGTAAACGGTTTAGAGTTTGACATCTTTCTTATCCATTCCGAGGTCTTCTGCGTATTGTTTAAGTTCTTTTGTTGTAGATAGTTTAGCAAGTAAGTCTACCTCATCTTCTTTCATGTTAGGGAACATACCCTTTAAAAATTTAATTACTTTTGCATCACCACTCTTTTGTTTTAGTCCTTGCCAAACGTGTTGTTTGCTAGAACTTTTTGCATTGTGTAGTGTGCATAATAACTGCCATTGTAGTTTAGGATGTCTAGTACCTAACACATTCCAATTCTTGTTGTAGTTCTCATTAGTTAATACAACGGCTAATTCTTTTGCTTCTCTTGTACCAGCAACCGAACTAGCATAGCGATTCAATAACCAAAAGTTAATTTCTTTTCGTTCTTCTTCAGACCATTCATCGAACGCACCTTTGCCGTTCATATCCATAGCCATAAAGATCTCGTTAAGTGGCAGTTTTCTTTTTTGCTTCATCTTTTATAGTATACCATATTGTTTGCAATTTGTCAAGTTGTTTTTTGAGTGTTGGATAACTCTTAGATGCTTCGAGCATATCTTGATACTCAAATGTATCAAACAGATCCATTTGTTTTGGATCTCCACCTACTATCCATCTTGGTATATTGTTGTGTGGTGCGTCTCGGTAACGTGCATAAACTACATCGTCAACTCGTTCGTAAATGAGTGCCTCTCCAGGAATTAAATTTCCCACATCACTTCGCTTTGCTACCAACAGTACGTCTTACAATATCATCATGATTGAACTCAGCCCAATATAATTCAAATGCAACACCATCTTCCAGTCCTTCGAATTGATGTATCTTCCCTGGCTTGACCTGTGTAAAGTCACCAGCTTCTAAAATGGTTTCGTCAACAAGTCCTTGATCCTCCTGCCAAACTCGAACAATCATCTTGCCCGACTCAACAAAGAACCCGTTCCATTTATATTTGTGTTCATGTTCTGAACACTTGAAACCTTTTTTGTATTCTATGCGGTGAAACTCAAGCACACCATTTGCATGGATAAGCTCTGTACTTCCCCAAATTTTTCCTGCCTTCATAATCACTCCTTAAATGTAAATAGTTTTTCAACTATATGTCCGTCGATATTAATGTAACGTCTTGTATGTGTTGGAAACTCTCTTGGTGTTACACCATGTAAGCTGTTTAATGAATTTAAAAAACAAACCATAGTGTTACGTTTGTATGGTACATGATCTACCTTTTCAATGTCATCTGGATCAACCTTTCGTCCTTTTATTGCTTTCCACTGTCCACCATTTTTGTTTTTATAAATGTTTAATCCTCCATCTTCTTTCATATCATTTGGATTTTTAAAATAAAACAAACAAGCAAACAATTCTTTTGCTTGATCTACGTGTGGTGTACGTATTTGCTTTTGGTCAATAGCATTGATCACAAATTGCATTTCCATTCTTACACTTGAACCTTCTGGAGCCTTTCTTTGACTCACGTTTGCCCTAATATATTTTGTATACAAGTCTTCCGGAAACTGTCTCATTTCAACTGCTCCTTTAGGATACAGTGATGTAATACCTTGTCTAAAGGCACGTAGTAAATTATCTTTAAAGTCTTTGCTAGTATGATATGCGGCAAAGTCACGCCACAAAGGAGTTACAACATTTTCATAATCAAACTCGTGTTGCTTGTAACGTATAGTACCAAAGCCTCTTGTTTCATTTGATGTACAATGTTGTTCCGGGTATTCTTTTTCTAGTCTTTCATACAAGTCCCAAGGTAGAACCTCTGGAATGTGTATGTATGGAAACGGGTCCATCTTTAGATGCTCTGGTTTAAAATTTTGTAATACACTTAACTGACTCATTTATACTTTGTTCCGATCTCATCGCTAGTTATATTTTCCCCACTATACAAGTGTTGTTGTGGAATCTCAAAAGGTTTGTCTACTTTCTTTTTCATTATTGCACAAACCATAGGGTCACGTTCCCAAGTATCTAATTGGAAGTCACCTCTATAACCTTTGTACCTTCTTAGCTTTTCAGTAGGACATTTCTCAATGCGTTCTCCATTACTAGCACCGATCCATAAACCTTTTAGATCGTAATTGTTTTGTAATGACAAGCAAGGATACAAGTTAGGTTGAGTGTTAAAGAAGCCATGATCAACCCAACGATAAAAAGGTAGTACGTGAATCATGTATCCACCTACCTTTGTTAGATCGTGTGTGTTTTTATAAACTGTATATTGATTGAATACGTGTTCACCAGTACCGTTGTTAGTCACTAGATCAAACTGTTCAGTCCAGTTATACTCTTTACTAATGTCTGTATTAAGATCCATAGCAACTGCATCCATGTCTGTGTTAACATCAATTGCTAGGTACTTTGTAAATCCTAATCCTATAAAAAATTCTTTTGTTGTTGTTGGCTGTGCAGTTTTTCCTAGACGTCTATATAGTGTAGCTCTAGATTTATTATTTTTTAATCTTTGGTTACCAAGTTCGCAAACTGTAGGATTTGGTTTGCTTAGAATGTCATCTACTACACTATCAATCGCAGTTGTGATTAAATTTGTAAAAGACATTACTTCTCCAACACTACAATATATTTGTTATTAGGATGTACCTTACCTTGTTTATCTGTTCTTGTTTTTTCTATAAATTCGTGATGCACAAACTTAACGCCTGGCATATTCTTTTCTATTCTATCTTTCCACCAACCTGGAGTCTCAACAATTAAGTGTGCGTTGCGTCCATCTGGTAAAAACTTTTTAGCAGGACTTGTAGCAATAATAAGGAATGCGTTTTTGTCAAACGTTTCGTATATATCTTTTAAAACGGAGTCTAAGAATACAGGTTCAATGTGTTCTAATACGTCTGTGCTGATAAGCATATCAAAGCTACCAACGGGTCTATTTTGAAATGATGGATGCCCTGGATCCCAACCTACTGCATTAATGTCTGGATATGATTCATGTAGTGCTTTTACTACACCCCCTTTACCACAACCGTAATCAAATATAGTCTGTGGTTTAAATTCTTTCAGCCATTTCTCAATAGCTTTTAGCCCTTTTGCATCTCCAAAAGATGCTTTCTCGTCATGCAGTTGTGATAACTGATGAACATATTCCTCACTTATTGTTTTCATTTAGACGTCCTTCCTGCCGTTTAATATTCTTAATCGACTTATGGTAACTTCCTACCGATGATATATTAGTACTATTTAATCTATTCATTTCAGTGTCGCTTATGAGTTGGCACTTAACCTCAATAGGTTTTTCGGACATTGGTATTAATTGCAACCAAGGATCGCCGGTATTGATCTTTACTTCTGTACCATGCTTAACCATTATGTTGTTAAGTACTGCGTGTTGGTACTTGTATTCAATGATACCAGGTACACCCCAATATGCAGTTGGGTCTTTTTGATGCCATTCAGGTTTAATCCAAACCCATTTTACTCCAGTTGCTTCTTTAATTAACCAAGGACTGCCAACCTTAACATGAGCATAGTCTGGCTTATGAAAACACCAGTCTTGTTCATCATGTGGTATCATTGCAGTATGCTCTGGAAATACTCTTTGATCCAGTCTACCCATCTTGTCAGCTTTAAGATGTAGTTCACACCAACTAGGAAATATAACACCTTGCTTTAGTATTTCATTAATAGCAGGACATTGTTTCATGCTACTAATTGGTACAGGGCTTCCATCTGTATGTAAATTTGTATGTGTTCTCGTAGCTGGTAAGCTCTTCCACCATTCAGGAATAAAGTTCTTTGCCAACGTAGGTTGACATTGATCCATTACATATTGTTGGTTTGTAAATACTTCTAGTACTATTTTATCAGATGAGTAATCCATAATCTATCATTTCGCTTTGTCTTGAAATATCTTTTATAAACCAAGCACATAGTGGTTCCTTACCTTCTGTGATTGGCACTCCTAGTAACTGTCCGTTTTTAGTTTTAGGAAAATACCATTTCATATCGTTGTAAAAATTAGTAATCTTAACCTGTCCCCAGTTCATAGTATAACTAGATAGTGGATTAAAAAGGAATGCTTCAAAGCCTCGATCATTTAAACTTGTTAAAGGTAACACTTCAATATCTCCACCTCCTTCACTATCTCCTACTGCTAGGTTCCAATCTACGGGCATTGTTATTTCTTTTCCATTTATCTCTAATACAATAGCAGGGCTATTAAAACTTTCTAAAAAGATTAGAGGAATAAAAAAGAAGTCCGGTTCTTTAGGGTTACTATTATCAAGCACACTAAATCGAACATCTTCTTTGAGTTCTTCAGGTAGATTGTTTAATAGAAACGTTTCGTTTTCTAATGTTAATATTCTCATTTATTTTTTCTCATTATTTGTTTGGGAGTAAGTTTGCCAGTATCAGGATCGAGCTTTGTTAGTCTGCAACTAAACAAATTCTTAGGTCCCTTACTCGTTACTATGACGGGTTGGCCTTTTTCATCTACAGTAATGTCTTTGATCTTAGCACTAACGTTTCTAAAACGTCCGACCAAGACCTCATCACCAACTTTTATATCTACTGTAAACTTCTTCATTGCCAATCCAACTTCTCTAAGGTGAAAGGATACTCTGCTTCTTTGTAAAACTTTTTACGAGCTGTGAGATGCCTCTTCGCATATTTGCACGAACTTGTTAAGTCCCATATCTGTACGAAGTCCTTGTCTTCGGCTTTTCTTATGCCTCTACCTATTGATTGAATTACTCTTACAAAACTCTTGCCAGGCTCGATAAGTACGAGATTGAAAATGCGAGGAATGTTAATCCCCACACTAGCGACTCCATATGTCGCGATAAGTACTTTGTTAGTTGCTTCTTTAATTTCATCATATTGCTCTTTACGGTCTTTTAATTTAACATCACCTTTAATAAAAACAGAATCAGGTATTGATTCTTGCAGTTGTTCTCCTGCACTTATCCTGTCTACTAATATTAGGGTGTTGCCACTTTCTTTAATGTTACTACACATCTTAGCCAAGTATTTAATCCTATCCTTGTTTGTTACAAGATATTTGAGTTCTTCTTGGTAAGAATTATAAACAGTAGTATCGAGCAGTTGCACAACATTTACATGACACTTGGATAGTACACCTTTATCTTGTAATTCTTTTGCACTGATTTGATTAATCACAGGACCTATACTTGCTAGAATACTTTGAAATTCAAACTGTTCTTTAGGTATAGTCCCCGTTAGTCCCCAACGTATAGGAGCATTTCTTAAGTTTTGTGTTAGTAATTTTTTTAATACTTCTGCCTTTGCTTGATGAACTTCATCAATAATAATTGTTTCAACACCATCTAAAAATTCTGCTAGTGTTAATACTGCCTCTCCATTTTTTGTTTTCTTGTCTAGTATGTTTAAACTTTGCCAAGTACAAATTGTGTGTGTTTTGCCTAGTTCTTTTCTGTCTCCAAAATAAACGCCGACGTCTAATCCAACATTTACATAGTCTTCTTCTGTTTGTGTTACAAGTGATTTGTTTGGTACAATAACTAATGTCCTGCCTATCTTCTCGCATATATGCGATAGTGTTGCAGTAATAATAGTTTTACCTGCACCAGTGGCAACCTCTTGTAAGCATTGTGGTGTTTCCACAAACTTGTTAATTGTTTCTACTTGATAATCACGTAGTACTATTGGTTCGCCTTCTGCTGGATGTCCTTTTGGCCAAGTCTTACCTTGCCAGTAATTTTCATCAACAGCATCAAACGTTAAGTCATGTTTAACTCTTTCATCTTTTATCTCTGCAATTTCAACACCTGCATCTACAAGTGTGTTTACAATGATATCAAGATGATTAACATAACCAGTACCACCAATTCCGAAAAAAGATATATTTCCATCCCATCTCCCTAGTTTGTATTGTGGAAGATAACGTGCATAAGGCACTTGGAATTTTAGCTTGTTAGCTATTTTACGTCTATACTCAACGGGCAGATTTTCTACCTTAACGTTAACTTCATCTTGTATTATTATTCTACAACTTACCATTATATCATTTCTGCTCTTACTGTTCCATAACTATAGTGAGGACTTGTATCCTCGTCGTATTGTATGATAAGATTCTGATTGGCCACATAAGCCTCAATGTTATGAGATATCTTTTTACTGCCTATTGTGAAAATGCCTTTTGGTATCCAACCGCCTTTCAATAAAGGCTTAGGAATCTTATTATTACTAATATACACTATTTTTGTATCTTTGTCAACTATATTATTTAATCCCTGTTCCTTCACATATTGGTTAAATTGTATTGCTTCATTACCTACTTTGCTGTCCAATCTAAATAAAACGGATACTTGTTTACTGTCGATATAGTTTCTAACCA